CCGATGGTCGAAGGAATTCACGCTGCTCTCGTTGCGTTCCTAAGAACATCAGAACATGGTGTGTGGACGGCAGATACCGAGCAAAAAAATGACGAGTTCAATATGCGTTTCATTCGAGGCAACTGGAAACAAACTCTATTTGGATCAAAGCGAGTTGCCGGATATGGAGGTGCTGACGGAGATGAAAAGACCCTAAAGCCAATGCTCCTGTCAGTTACAATTCGCCCCGCCCCGAACGAGCTGAGGATCGGCATTAATCATTCCGTCTGCTACCCAAAGGGGCTGGATCGCTATTTTCCGCTTGATGTGGAGAAGCACACTCGGTTCTGGCAAAGCCATGTCAGCGACGAAGCCATAGCCTTGAGTGATTATCTGCATCAATTCTACAGCCTAGAAAGACCACCGCTGATCGAATCGGTTTGAGCCGCACGTAACGCGGAGGTTCCCTATGACCAAATGCAAAACTTCGAATTGGCGGGGTACGAAATACCTTAACTAACGCGATCGTGCGGTAGGAGCGATTCTGTGCGACCGAATTTGCTTGCAAGGCGACGATCGCGGCAATAAACTGCATAGCTCACGAGACGAGAGCCTCGCGTCGCCTGAACCACGGTGCGGGGTTCGCCCCCCTTTCGTGACGTTCCGCAGAATGGCGCATTCAATCGATCGACGCCCGCTTCTTCGTTGTGGCAATTGGCGCTCAAAATCACTACGATATTAGGTGTATTCAGCGGCCTTAATGAACGCAATCAATCAACGGCTGGCGTGGGAGTAGCGGCATGGCAGACTTCTACTATCGATTGGACGAGGAAGTCGTCGGCCCACTAACTGGCATCCAGTTGCGCGAAGCAGCTTTCGCACGGCAAGTCGTTCCTGATACGCTCGTGGCAAGCAGCAAGTATGGCCCGTGGAGCGTCGCAGCGCAGGTGAAAGGGCTATTCGACGAACGAGGAAGACCACTTCCGCACCCGCCAGAAGCGCAGCGACTAATCGCAGAAGCACAAGCCGTGGATGCGCCAGTCCCCCCGCCGATACAGCTCGACGTACCATTGGCAAACTCCGTCCCGGCAAGACGCAGGCGGAAGCAGGTGAGCAATCCGATTCTCACGTCACCAACATTCGTCGCAACCGCAGTGGCGATAGCTTTCGCTGGTGCGATCTTCGGGGTGATCGCAGTTCGCACGAGTAACGAGCCAAAGCGCGTTGCGGCGCAGGCGGCGTCGGCACCCACGCCGTCAGGACTCAGTGACTCGCGAACGGGCGCAGCGACCGAACTTGCATCAAGGCGCGAATCCGAACATCGACAGGCTACTACTAACGCGCCATCTCGCTTCCCTTTTGCTTCCACGGCACCGGCAAGGCCGTCGGTCGACGAAACAAATTCGGGCACTGATTCAGAACCGCACAACTTGGAAGTACCAGATTCGGTCGACGCCACGTTTGATCCGCGACGCGAACCGCCAGCTGGCGACGAAAGAGCATCCGTACCAGCCCCTGTTCCTGCCGAAGCTGATGACAAGACACCGAAGCTGTCTGATTCAGTATTGCCCGTACGAAGTTTACCAGTCTTAATCGCAGATCTATCGCCATCCGTTGTGCTCGTAAAAAGAACTCGTTCCTATGGAAGCGGTTTTGTCGTGGGCGAAGGCATTGTTGCGACGAACTATCACGTTATCGCTGGAGGAGGTGAGGCAGAGGTCCGGTTCAAGGACGGCACGCTGGAAAAAGTGCTTGGAACACTTGTCTCGGATGAGGCTCGCGATCTTGCGTTGCTAAGAGTAGACACCGAACGGGTTCGTCTCAAACCGCTGCCGGTCTCGGTCAGTGTGCCTGAAAGAGGTGAGGCAGTGTTCGCGTTAGGCTATCCGCTCGGGTTGATAGGTGAGATCACTCCCACAGACGGTATTATTAGCGCGAAACGATCTGGTGACGAGCTGTGTGCCTTCTACGAAGAGCCTCGCGGGACATTCCTCGGCACATGGATTCAAACAACCGCCGCGATAAATCACGGTAACAGCGGTGGGCCGTTACTCGACATGCGTGGCCAAGTCGTAGGGATGAGCACCCTGATTGGATTTGCGGCTGGAGAAAGAGAACGCGCGGATGGCATCAACTTCGTTATCTCCGGCTTAGATTTAGTCGACGCCCTCGAAACTGCGAAGTCTGCCGCTGTAACGCCCCTTCCAAAGGAAACTTCGCCAACGGTCGCAGCAGGCGACTCAACCGATGGCGGTGCCAGTTCCGCTTCGGACTGGCTCCAGCCAGTTACTACGTCCGAAAAGTTCCTGTGGTCTCTACCCGCTGGATCGTTCTACATTAACGGGGACCGTGAGCTACATCAATTCACCTCACCGCAACGTGAATGGGGACGAATCGTCGGCTTTACAATTGATTCGATTCTCGTGCAGTTCGAGAACTCGAAAGCGATCGGATACGTTCGTTTAATCAATCTTGGTTCCCAAATTAGGACCGTCGGCGCTCACATGCGGTTAGCAGAGGCGGACTTGCGACGCCACGATGCCGCATCAGACGCTGACTTGCTCTCAGAACGATGGAAGCAATCTCAGCGCGGGATGATCACGCACGGCGCAATACTGGACGGAAAGGATCGCCAGCATCGTATCGACACGGGGACGAACATCCGTCCGCCTGGCCCTACCGCAACGCAAGTGTGGTACGATCTGATGATTCAACGACTTGGCTTCGGCCAATGAAATCGGCACAATACTGCGCCAACAGAGACGCGTTTGCCTCGGCCCTTCTTCCCCATTTTTCCGAAGTTGCTCGGCAGGTCTCTCTAACAAGTGATTCGTTTGCTGTTGGGTGTCAGTCTCCGATGGGACTATCAATTGTCAGTCGATCGTGCGATACGACCCGCCCATAGAGCGAAACCCACAAGATTGTGATCGTGTAATAGATCTCTTCGCCGACAGAAGCCGTGCCGCTGAGTATCCAAAACATATCGACCCAAAAAAATTCGAGACGGGGTAATGTAACACTACTGTCGGGGCGATGGGGTCGGGCACCGGGTCGCGCGCATTGGCATTTGTTACGGGGCAGGCAAAGCGGATCGCGCGCCAATGAGTTGGCAACGCGCGAAGCAAGAGCAATCGCGCGAGTTCATTGGCTTGCGTAGTCTATCGGCCAACGTCGCAACAAACGCTTGAACGAAGGTTCAACGGTTCGTTGTTCGCTGTCTATGGCAATGCCTAGCTAGTCAGCGCTGGACATTGTCGGCGCGATGTTTCCGGTTTTGCGCTGGACTTGCGACGTAGCATGAATCGAAGCCGGTTCAACGTGAACCGCGCAAGAGTGAAGCCCGGTTGATTGAAGCAACCGGGCTTCGGTTACCAACGTTCCCCGTTACAGGAGTTTGCTGGCATGTTTGATTCTACCGTTTCCCAACTCGCTGCGCAATGGTTCGACGAATACCATCGGCTAGCTTATTGGCTTGCAAGACGTTGGGCGCAACGCTTGCTTGCCTATCGTGGTCGAAGCTATTCGGCCAATGAGTTGGAAGAACTCGCGCAAGATGCGGTTTGTCGTGGCTTCGATCGGTTCGCGAAGCGCTGTCAACGTGAAGTCTGCGGGTTATCGGATCGTAAGCGCTGGGTTTGTCAGTGCGTAACCAAGGGCGCACGTGATGCGGTGCGCAGCAAGTCGCGTTTTGGTTCGGTTAGTTCACCGGCTTCGGTGCGCGATGATGTTACGAACCGTTGCCATCGCGTTAACACTGGCTTCACGCATGGCAACGACAACGAGAAGCAAGACGCGTTGTCGCAAGTGGCAAGTGTGCCGATAGACCATCCGGTTCAACGCTGGGAACTTGAGCAACTCGTTGCGCGTGAGTTGCCAGCGCACTTACGCTTAACCGCGCTCTATGCCGCTTGTGGTCTTACGCAAGAGCAATCGGCAATTCTGCAAAGCGTAACCGATCGTACGATCCGAAGCCGCTTAACCGAGATTCGCAACTTGCTATGGCCGCAAAGCAATGTCTACGCGGTTATCTGCGAAGCGTTGCAAGAGTGTCTCGACAAGCCGCGCCGATCACAATCGCTTCTGGCGCTTCTGGCGGGCTAGTTTCCGGTTTTCGTCGTCACCTTCGACTTGTAGCGGGGTGACGACGTTTCTTTCTTTCAACCGATTGGAGTTTGAACCATGACAACGCAAGAGATTCTATCGAAGGTAGCTACCGGCGATATTCAACCCGGCGAAGCCGCAACGCTTATCGCTGCCATTAACGGCAAGAGCGCTGGCGACTTGACGTACAAAGTTAGCGGGAAGGGCGCGGTTAGTGTTTACGGTATGGGGCGCTTCCCTGTTACGCTCTATGCGGCGCAATGGGAACGACTCGACAGCGACAACGAACGCAAGCGCCGCGCTGAGTTCATCAAGAGCAACGCGAAGCAACTGACTCGCAAGAGTTAGTCACACTTACCAAAGTGTCTAGCCCGCATTCGTGCGGGCTAATTTTATGCGCTGAGTTAAACCCGTTAGCGTTCGCTGGCGGGTTTCTTTATGCGCTCCCAGCGTTGCGCATCGCTCGCTAAGCGACGCGTTCAACGCGAAGCCGGTTGATTGCTCTTGCCGTTCCGATCGCTCGCTAGAACGCGAATCTCGCAACGTCCAACGGTTCACCGGTGCGCAAGGTTCACGCGTGCGCGATGCCGAAAACGCAAGGTTTACAGCGTTGTGAGTGCCGCCAGCGCTTCCTTGGAAGCTAACGGGTGCCGCCAGTCGACCATGCGCCAAACTGCGCGCGTGCCGCCAGACGGTCTTTGTTGCGCAACGGGTGCCGCCAGCGATGCCTTACGAGTAGACGGGTGCCGCCAGTCAACCATGCGCCAAACTGCGCGCGTGCCGCCAGCAGCCTATGGGTGCCGCCAGCCAAGCTGAAGGTGCGGACTGATGGGTGCCGCCATCGTGGTTATCCGCCAGCCGCCGCCAGTGACCTCGGGGTGCCGCCACTGAGTGCCGCCAGCGGACCATTGCGCGTGAGGGGTGCCGCCAGCGATGCCGAAAACTTTTTTTGCGGCGCTTTCGGATCGAACCGGTTTAGTTTGTGGGGATTTGATTTTTCCAACAACGGGAGTAGACCATCGTCCAGTTCAGTCCATTGGTGCCGCCAGTCGGGCCGAAAACTTTTTTTGCCGGTTTTCGGATCGAACGGCTTTTGTTTGTGGGGCTCGACAGTGTTCCGAACGCAAATCGTTTCCGCAAATCTGATGTTTTCCGATCACACAGGAGTATTGAACATGATGACGCCAGCCGAACGCCACGCCTATGAGACCGCCATGCAGGCCATCCACGCCGTCCGCAAGTGGAATCTGTCGATCGACGCCGCGGTTGACTGCTTGGAGCGAGGCGAGAAGGACACGCCGGTCAACGACGCCAATATCGGCCGGTACGAACGGACGGCGCTCGAGCTAATTGACCAAGCCATTGAGGCCCACGACAACCTGATGGTATCGTGACCCCCCCTCAAGCCGCCTGGCAATCCGAGTGGAAACGGTAGGGCGTTGAGTTGGTACTCCCCTCCAACGCTCGCGCCAGGCGGTTTTCTTTAGTAGGACGCCGCCAGTCTCTATTGCCACCAGGCTCACCCGTCGCAAACAGCATGTCGTTGCTCTCACGCGATTAATCGACACTCGCTCCGTAGGGCGTCGTCACGCTGGACGGTGCCCGGAATTCTCCACCACGGCGAACTCGCACTGCCGTTAAGCGGGTGCCGCAGAACGGTCGTTTCCGGTTTTCATCGGCATCTTCGACTTGTAGCGATGCAGCACGAACCGGTGCCGCCAGAAGCTCTTTCCATACTCGCTCTTGGAGCCAATCCCATGCTCACCCTTGGACGTGAAATCTGTTTCGGTTGTCGCAAGCCCAAGCGTCGTAAGCAGTGGCTATGTCGCCGCTGTGATCAGTCAATCCGCAAACTCGTCAACCGTAAGCGAAAGGAAGCTAAGCGATGAAAGCTCTCTACGAAGCCCATCGGCCTGCATCTTGGAAAGACCTCGCAGGTCAAGACAAGTTGGTTCAACGCCTTTCGATCATACGACGTCGTGGTCTAGTCGGTCGTGTGTTCTGGATTACCGGCGACAGTGGAACGGGCAAGACGACGGTAGCCAAGCTGATCGCCGACGAGATCGCCGATGACTATGCGGTTATCGAGATCGACGCACAAGACCTGGGCATCGACCGAGTTCGTGAGTTTGAGCGAATGTGCCAGTTCAAGCCCATCGGCAAGGGCTGTCACGTGTTCACCGTCAACGAAGCGCATGGGCTGTCGTCCAAGGTTGTCAGCAAGTTGCAGACTGTGCTTGAACAAAGCCACGTCCAGCGCAACTCGACTTGGATGTTCACGACAACCTTCCAAGGTCAGAAGCGATTGTTCGATGGTGTCATGGATGCTTGTCCGTTCATGTCCCGAGCCATTGAACTCACCTTGGAGCATGGCGAAGACGTGGTCCTTGCCTTCGCTGTCCGTGCCCGTCAGATCGCTCAGCAAGAGCAACTCGATGGACAACCGCTCGATGCTTATGTCCGTCTCGTTCGTGAGTGTGGCTGCAACCTGCGGAAAGTCTTACAGCAGATCGAAGCGGGCGAGATGATCGTCGGCTGATTGCCGGATTCTCGGGGCATCTGCGAGTTGTAAGTGCGGCGATCGAATTCTCGACGTCGCAACTGCTTGGCTGGCTGATCACCAGCTATAGGCCGCTGACACGCATTCCTTACTCGGTGTGAGCACACAGCGTTACCAAAGGTCGGATGAATCCGAGTGTTGCCCCGGAGTGAATCTTCCAGTCCTCAGTGATTGGCGGGGCTCTCTTTTAGCTTGCTTTCTCAGCGTTTCAAACGGGCCGTTTTTTACAAAGCCCCGTTCACCCTTGCCTGGAGGAATCCCCATGAACATGTCCGCTTTCAATGTCCACGCTGGCTCGATGAGTTGGTGGACACTGGGACCGCAAACCGATCCCGCCATCCTGTCCAATGGATTGGGCCAACTCGGACTGCCCGACTACGCACCGCCGCCACGAACTTGGTTGATGTCTCTCAAGGCTGCGTTGGCCGAGATGTTTGCCAAGCCCGAAGAACTGATCCGTCCGCTACGCCACAAGCAGACTAACGGCTACACGGTAGTTACCGAGTCCAAGGGCGAACATGACAACACCTACGATCGCTCCGTCAACGCTTCGGTGGACAAGGAAGGCAATGTCTTTATCACGGCGGGCGAGACGGATCGTGGCGAACTACAGCGATTGACCAGCCACTACCGACGAGTGCTGCCAGCCGCCTCGGTGTCGGACATGCTGACCGACATTATCCACGGCCAACTGGATGGCATCGGGCTGAAGGCAAACGGTGGCTTGTACTTCATCCCTGAACAACACGTTAGTCGCTGGCTGGACATTGCGATGGTTGTCGAAGCCGCCGCCGTCAAACCTACGACGAACGATCTGTCGGCAGTCCCGCTGGAGATGAACGCCATGACCTTGCGGGATATCAAGCGGTCGATCACTCGTGAAATCGAATCGGCCTCCGAACGTCTGCGTAAGGACATTACCGAGAACCAACTCGGAGACGAAGCCTTGTTGAATCGCGCCGTTCGAGCCCGTGAACTTCGGGAACGCATTCGGCAGTACGAATCGATACTCGGGCAAGCATTGGACGTTTGCCATCAGCACGTTGATATTGCCGTGCAAGCCTTCAGCGTCGCCTCCGCAGTCCAAGACGACGAGGAAGTCTACGCCGGCGTCTTTGGTTGATTCGCGCATTTCGGCACCACCTGCGACTTGTATCTGCGACGCGTCACACCGGCCACTTGCGAGTGGTCGGACTGATCCGCCGAGAACCTCTTCTCTTGAAAGGAACCAGCCATGTCAGACCAAACCAATTGGGCTCCGTTGATTGCGGGCCAAGCTGGTGTCGTACCGCTCTCGCTTGGGATTCCGGGCGTTGCCAAGACTTCGTTCTTTGAAGCGTTGTCACAAGCCACCCAGCGCCGCTTCATCCCGTACATGCTCGACCAGTCATTGCCTGAAGACCTCAAGGGCTATCCGCTAGTCCAAGACATCGAAGCGAACGGACGCACTGTTCGAGCGATGGTCCACGTTCTCGAAGAGGCTCGCTTACGTGCCGAGTTGGAAACATCGGTTGTGTTGCTGGACGAGTTGACCTGCGCTGGGCATTCGATTCAAGCCGCTGCATTGCAGTGGGTGAACAACCCAAGCCCGAGCTGCTGGATGTTCGCAGCCGCCAATCCGCCTGACAAAGCAGCCGCTGGTGTGGATCTGACTCCGCCGATGGTCAACCGCCTATGTGTTATTCCGTGGGAGACGCCTATCGAAGCCATTCGCCAAGGTTGGCGTAACGGTCTGGAATTCCCCGCTCCCGAGATCCCGCTCGTACCGTCCAACTGGCGAGACCATTTGCCCAAGTGGGGACTGCTGGTCGATGACTTCATTCAGCGTTTCCCCGATCGCATGGAAGCCTATCCAACTGATCCAGCAAAAGCATCCGAGCCTTACCCAACTCCCCGTAGTTGGACCAACGTCGTTAAGGTACTCGCCGCCGCCGAATCAGTGTCGGCTAACAAGTCTGTCCGTCGCTTGCTCGTTCATGGTTGTGTCGGCGATGGAGCCGGTGCTGAGTTCATGACGTTCCTCGATACTCAAGCATTACCCGACCCCGAAGACATCCTGTCCGATCCACAGACACTCGTGTTGCCTCGTCGTGGTGATCTGGCCGTTGCCATCGTCCGCTCGATACTGGCCCGCGTCGAATCCGATAACAGCATCCCACGCTGGGAACGCTGCTGTGATGTTTTTGAAACGACTTACCGCCAGAACAAGGAAGTTGCGATGGCTGGTTACGGCAAGCTCTGGAAGCTCAAGCCCGAGTTGCACCAACCTGCCCAACGCAACGGCGCGTTCGCGGAGATGGACAGGTTGCGAAACGGCGGGTTGTAAGCTCTGACGTTGCCGTTAGGAGCCCAACGGCAAGCCCTTGCCTTCTGCCCACTCTTGGATCGCTGCATAAGCTGCTGCAACCGCGCCGCTCTCGGCGGGGGACAAGACTTTTGAATCGTACTCGGCAGCATTGCGCAGTTCGGTGACAGTTCGCATCATTGCCGCAATCTCTCGCGGGATGACGTTATTACGCGACAGGCGATTGATGCGACCAGCGACTCCTTCGTTGTCCGGTCGTGTCCCGCTCTGGTCAAGGGCACTGAGAAGCTGCACGAGATGGCGACGCCAGTCGGCTAGGACGGTTGCCGATACGACGGTTGCAGCCGGCGGGGACGTGGCTGGCTCGGCACGGGGCGCGGGTGTTGATCTGATCTTATGGAAAGGTTGGCAGACGCCGCAGGGTTCGAGACTGAGCGCCACCGCACTCTCCCAAGATCGCAACTTCTTAAAGTTTCGTCGGTCAATGTTGTTGATTAAATGACACGACGGTCGGTGAAACTTGTTTGAGCTCCCAATGACTTCCTCTTCGTCGTAGTACCGATTTCTCTCAGAGTCGTGTGTCATATAGGTAGATACCAAAGGAGGCTATGTGTTGGCGCGACGTTCAGGGTAACGCCTCGACAGTCGCGGAGCAAACAACACTCTTTTTTGAAGGAAACTGCGGTTTCCGCATAAAAGCACTGGTTCGCCGTTTCCGGTTTTTCGGGGCATCTTCGACTAGTAGGTGCAACCGCTTTCACGATTGGAGTGATTCCCATGTCCACCTTACTTGCCCAAGCCCGACTGCAAGCCTGCCGCTACTGGCCTTTTGCCAGCCATGCCATCCTGTCGATGGTTCCCACACCTCGTCCAGGACTCGGCACGCTGGCGGTCGATCAACACTGGCGGCTGTACTACGACGAAGCCGCCTTGCAACGGATGAGCGTCGAACAAGCCGCGGGCGTCATCCTGCACGAACTCGACCACCTGCTGAAACGCCACCACAAACGCGGTAAGGCCCTTGTGAACGAGAGCCAGTGGGAGGCGTGGAACTATGCCACCGACGCCGCCATCAACGGTGACCTGAAGGCCCAAGGCATCCCGTTGCCGGATGGCTTGATCTACCCCGAGCGGCTCAACCTGCCGGACGGGCTGAGCGCTGAGGAATACTTCCGCAAGCTCACCGAGCGATCCGAGGTCCAAGAGGCGGAAGACGCGGCTCAAGATTCACCCTGCGAGCAACCTGGAGACAGCGATGACAACAACGAAGCCGACAGCCAAAACGACGGTCAGAACACTCAAGGCGAAGATCGAGAGCCTGGAAGCGACGCTGGCGATCAAGGATCAAGTTATCCAGGACATGAGGGAACTACAGAGCCAACTGCTGGAAGCGCTGATCGACTGGAACATCCAGGCGGGGAGAATGAAGCCTCGCGACCAGTGGAGCCGCAACCGATAGGCTCCAGTGGCTCTTGCTCCGATGGCCGCCAGCGTCCCTGGGAACTCGGCCCACCCAATGAAGACAACCCCGGCTTGGATGAAGCCGATCAGGAACAAGTCATCCACGTCACCGCCAAGAACGTCTTGGAAAGAGCACATGGGCAACAGTCAGCCCGCCATCGTCGCTGGGCTGGAGACATCCTCAACCCGCCCATCGATCCTGCCGCCAAACTGTTGAGCCTGGTGCGTCGTTACTGCGATCTGACGATTGGGATCGGTGAACGTAGCTACCGCCGCCCCAGTCGACGAAACGGGAACCCGCATATGGTCCTACCGAGCAATGTGGCTCCGCTGCCACGCATCACGGTCATCGTGGACACTTCCGGCTCGATGGACGCTCAAGACTTGGGCCTATCGCTGGGCCTGATCCGCAAGGTGCTGAACTCCTTCCGCATCCGAGACGGCATCAAAGTCATCACCGGAGACACCCAAGGCCAGATGAAGCAACTCTGCCTGTCTGATCCGAAACGAATCGAGTTGACAGGCGGCGGCGGTACGAACATGGCTCGTATCGTCGCGGAAGTCCTGCAAACTCGCCCGCAGCCGCAAATGATCCTGATATGCACCGATGGACAAACACCGTGGCCTGAACAAGACCCCGGTCTGCCGATCGTTGCCTGCCTTACGAACCCACGGGCTACGTTGCCCGAATGTTACCAACCACCTAGTTGGATTCCGATTGTTGAACTTTGCAAAGGACACTGACATGACTATGACCACCCTGGAACGAAAACTGTTTGAACGAGCTGTCACTGCGCTGGCTTGTGCCTTGGCCCACGACGAAGCAACACAAAACAACGCCGACGCCGAGACATTGGCCGAGCTGCGCGGACACTGGGTCGACGACGCTCAAGAGGTTCTGGACAAAGCCGAGAGACTTGGATTATGGGGGGATTTCGATGCGTAACTTGATTGCCTATTACCGAGTCTCAACCAAGCGCCAAGGTCGCTCCGGCCTAGGACTCGAAGCCCAACAAGCAGCCGTCGCCGAATACGCACGGCAGCACAATGCCAAGGTCTTGGCTTCCTATACCGAAGTCGAGACCGGCAAGCGATCCGATCGGCCTGAACTGGCCAAAGCAATCGCCCACGCCAAGAGGACGCGAGCGACGCTCGTGGTTGCCAAGCTGGATCGTCTGGCCCGAAACGTCGCGTTCACCTCAAAGCTGATGGACTCCGGCGTGGATTTCGTCTGTTGTGACAACCCGCACGCCACCCGCCTGACGATCCACATCTTGGCCGCTGTCGCCGAGGACGAGGCCCGCCGGATCTCCGAACGGACCAAGGCTGCCCTGGCCGCCGCCAAGCGCCGCGGGACGAAACTGGGTGGCACGAATCCGAACTGCCGCAACTTGACCAAAGCCGCTCGAAAGCGCGGGGCGCAGGCCGGTGGTCTCGCCGTCAAGCAGCAAGCCGGCGAAGCCTACCAAGACTTGCGACCGTTCTTCGCCGAGCTGCGCCCAGCGTTCTCGTACCGGCAGATTGCGACGATTTTGAATCTCCGCGGCGAGCGCACCAGAAGGGGCAAACCGTGGTCCGACGTCGCGGTTATGCGAGCCTGCAAACGGCTCGAAATCACCTGACAAGTTGGCGGTGTTGGAAAGGGGCCGGCAGGGGTCATGCGAAAAAGTGGCACACAATCCCGCCCAACGCCGTAAAATACTGACACCACTTGCCTTGTGACGGATCACGGTTCGGTGACCGCGTGCGAAAAGGGCTCGTGGAAAGCACGCTACCCCCTTTAGTGCATGTTCCAGAGGTAAAGCCAACCATGACAGAAACAACCACCGAAACCACCGAAACGAAGGTCTGTCAGGGCTGCACTGAGGCGTGGCCAATTACTGAGTTTCGACTACGTCGGCGTAATGGCGAGGATCGCATGAACTTGTGCCGGATCTGCCACAACGACAGGGAACGCGAACGCCGACACAAGAAGGAGCGCGAGTTGCAGCACCGTGTCGCGAAAGACTACGTTCGGAAGCTCATCAGGCGCGAAGGGAACGGGGATCACCTGACCGCCATTGCCGCTCGGCAACTCGGAGGTGTGAAGCAACTCGGCCAGGCTGTTGCGGAGTATCTCATGGTCGCACCGCCCAGTGTCAAAACTCGTTATCAGATTTGGCTGCTCGATTGGCTAAGGAAGCGAGAAAAGCGTCGGTGACAGCGAGCGAGTCGAGGATTCCGGTCTCGGTGTGCATGCGTCTTTCGGTGACGATTTCGATGGTATTCTGTGGCGCGCAGATCCGCGCGCGACCTTCGGTCGCTGTGCGAGCCGACGCTGCTCGTTGAAGCCGACCGCAGTTGCCCTCTCGCGTTCCCCGGCGGGCGTGTTGTGCGCCTCCTATCGTGCTTGGACGCACGTCGGCCGCATTTGGCACCGGGAGAGTAAATCGAGTTGTCAAAGATCGTCCCACGCTTACGCGTCAGTCAATTCATCTTCAGTAGGTGGCGTGACGCCATTTTGAGGGCATGCCGACCACTCCAACGGCTAAGGATCGAACTGCGGCTGGTTGTCGAATCGACAGTACGAACCGAACCAAAGCACTTTGGCAGTGTCCCGCGGTCCGTTGCGCTGCTTCGCGACGATGATTTCTGCTTGCTCGCCTTGACCGGATGGCACGTTCTCGCGCGAGTAGTAACCAGGTCGATGAACGAACATCACCACGTCTGCATCCTGCTCAATGGCACCCGATTCACGAAGGTGACTGAGTTTGGGAATGTGGTCGCCCGACTGCTCGGATTGCCGATTTAGTTGGGCTAGGCAAAGGACGGGAACTTGTATCTCGCGAGCCAGCACTTTGAGACGACGGGTGATCTTTGCGACTTGCTCCTGACGCGGGTCCTTGTGACTTTCGGGGTCAATCAACTGGAGATAGTCAATGACGATCAGTCCAATGTCATGCTTCCGCTTATGTCGCCGAGACAGAGCTGCAATCGACGTCATGTTTCGGGTCGGCGAGTCGTCAATGAAGAGTGAGGAGTTCGAGATCCGACCGCCGGCTTCGACGAGCTTGGCTCGCTCCTGAAATGTGTATGTTCCTCTTTGGATGTGGTGTAAATCGACTTGTGCCTCTGCGGCTAACAAGCGATCGCCAAGTTCTGAAGTGCTCATTTCCAAGCTGATGAACAATACCGGGATCTCGGATCGAACTGCCGCGTTGGTTGCGATGTTGCAAGCGTAAGCCGACTTTCCGACCGATGGACGAGCCGCCAGAATCGAGAGTTCGGCTCGTTTCAGCCCTCCTGTTAGCTGGTCGACCTCGGTAAACCCGGTCGCCAAACCGTTGTCTGCGGAGCCCGCTCTTCTCGCCTCCAGTGTATCGAGAGTCGTCCGCATGACATCTTTGGCAGTATGAGTGCTGACCGCATCAACTCGCCGCTCAGCGAGTTGGAAGATCGTGGATTCTGCACGCGCCAAAAGCTCGTCTTCGCCGCCTCGTTCGTCGTAGCCTTCTTGGATGATTTGCGCACCTGCGTCAATCACAGCGCGTCGCAAGGCTTTGCGTCGGACGATGTCGGCGTAGTAATTGGCGTGTGCAGCGTAGGGAACAGACATCGACACGCGGGCAAGATAGGCTGCGCCGCCGATTCGCTCGAAATCACCCGCGTTCTTCAGTCGCGCCGTCAAAAGCGTCCGGTCGATCTTGCTTCCATCGTTGTGTATCGCCACCAGGTGCTCGAACAGTCGACCATTCGCGTCATCGAAGAAGTCGGCAACTCGAACGACCGGCGCAACATCATCGATCACCTGCGGATCGAGAAGGATGCTGCCAAGAAGGCCCATCTCGGCGTCGAGATTGCACGGCGGTTGGCGGTCTAAGAGTTCCGGCGAAAGCTCCTTCTTCATTGCGGTGCCTCCAACGGCGAAGGTTTCCTGTGGCTCGGCCAGTCGCAACGAATGGTGACAGCGCCGTCGATGAGGCGATCTACGATTGCAGCGCCCAAAGAGGCGATCATCTCGTCTCGATTCGCGACGTTGATCGTGAACCAAGTCGGTTGGCGGTCGCTGTAGCGCCGGTCGATCACCTCGTAGAGCTTGTCGGTCTCAAACTTCGAAAGAGCCCCCCCGGTGATCACCGGATCGCTGATGGCGAGCACGGCCGGGCTTGCGAATCGACGCAAGACGGAATCCTCGGTCACGTCGTCGTAGCGCATTGGCTCTCGGAAGGCGGCGCAAATTGCTGGTCCAGTAGTCCAGATCAGTGAAAGTCCATGCTGCATGATGGCGATGCGGCAGAGAGAGATCAGTAAATGGTCTTTGCCCGTACCGACGGGTCCGAAGAGAGCCAATCCGCGGTCACAGGGCAGCTTTTCCGCAAACTTTCGCAGTTGGTCGACAGCCGTCTTCTGGGGCTCCGTTGTGATCTCGAAGTTGCCGAATTCGCATGTCACGTATCGCTTGCCGCGAGCGGCTATGACGCGTTCCCACTTGGCACCACGCCGGCAAATTTCTTCAGTTTGCTCGTCCATGCTTCGATCACCATCGAAGAGAGTCTCCGGCGTCGCGTTCTCCCAGTACTCGCGAACCTCGCGGAAAATGGACACAGCCTCGATGACATCCCCACCAGCCGCTTCGAACGCCGCTTGGGACTGTCGTCTGCGAAGCTGAATCTGCTCAGAGAGTCTTTGCGATTGGCCGATCTGGATCATGGGTTTGTCCTGGTCCTTTGGGTTTCGCGGTGTGGTTGCCATTGGGACGAATCCTTTGCAGATTTGCAGTCTGCCAGTTCCTGCGGAGACCTGTGGGCGAATAAATTGTTCCGCCCCAGAACGAGTGCTGGTTCGACCATTCGAACAGCGTCCGAATGTCGCCATCTGTACGGCTGTCCCGCTCGCGCATCAGACGAATGGTGTTCGCCCACGACTTGAAGTTGGGTGCCTTAGCAGTGGGATCGGCGCTTCGCAGAAGCTCGAACATCCACTTGGCTGTGGCCATGTCCTCGTCGGTGAACGAAGTGCGCCGACTCTTCTTAGGGTTAGGGCTTAGGGACAGGTAAGAAGGTTCCCCCTGAGCGTTCCCCTGAGCGGATCCCCCACCATATCCCTGATCGGGATACGCTTTTTCTGACCCTATCCCGCTAAGGGATACGCTTTTGGGACATGCTTTGCCGTCCTTGGCGTCTCGAAAGCCGTCAGCGTAGCCCTGCCAGTACTCGATCGTTTCTGGCGGCGAACCCTCATCGAGCGGCGCATCGTTCAAGGTCGCAAGTTCCGGAGGGATCGTTACCCAATAGACGCCCGGCCGCCTTGAGCCACTTCGTGGGGGCTCGTAATGAAGCCATCCAAAATCGCGGGCGATGCATCGCGCTCGGTCCAGACGCTCCCACTTTGCGAACCCAAGAATCTGTAGCAGCGGATCGTTGTGAAACGTGACTGGCGCGCTGTACCGCTTCGAGTCCTCAACCATCGCGATGCACACGCACAACAAAACGCCATCCAGCCCCATGGTCTGTGCAGCGCACGTCTTGAAAAGGAGCCGCGTATAGCGATTCGCGAAAAACGCCTCGCGCTGCGGATAGCGGTTCACCGGGACTGCCTCCTTGCATGTGCCATCGTCATCCGCCGTGCCATCTGCCATGCGCCATGAGGATCTCGCTGACGCGTTGGATCGACGAGGTACAAAGCGATTGCGGATAGCTGCTCCGACAAACTGCCAGGCTGGCTGGCGTGCGGCGAGAATCGTTGCTTGTCGGGAAGGTGAGGTGGCGTATGATGTGTTAGTGACATTGGATTTCTGGGCACACGGGCTGCTTTCTAGGGTGAGCCCGTTTGCCATTTCTTGGGTTAGGTTTTCCGTAGAAATCGAATCAGCTCATCTCGCTCATAAATGATCCGCTTGCCGATTTTTCGCGCCGCGATCTCGCCGCGGAGTCGGGCATCGCGCAGGACGTGCCGCTCCACTCCGAGCAACGCCGCGGCTTCAGGCTCGCTGTAGCCGAGTCGGCCATTGAGCTTGGCTCGCTCTGACTCGAGGCGCTCAATTGTCTCGGAGACAACATGCTCAATGAGGGGTCGCAGATCGCCTGGGTCGAAAGCTATGTGCATCGCGTCGCCTCCGACTCGTGCGATGGGAGCCAGCCACGGCGACGGCAGGCAGCGACGATCTGGGGTAGGTCATCTCGGCTAACTGCCCGGCGGCCACCCAACTTCGGTGGCTCTGGCAAGTCGCCTCGTTCATAGAGTCGACGGATGTGGTGCTCCGCGACAGTGCCGCCGATCAACGGACTCTCGCTGATGAGTCGAGCGACTTCTGAGGTCGTAAGTAGCGTTGACATTTGGTCGTCTCCGGTGTGTCCTTCGTGACACTCCAGAGTCTCGCTGCCCAACGGGTTAGGCTGTCAATCGCTGTAACGATTTCAAAGAGCGATTCGTTGGGCGCGCCGTTGGGCGCGCCGTCGAAAAGTAGAGAGAAAAACCAACGATTTCAAAGCATTATTCGTTGGGCGCGCCGTTGGGCGAAAAAGTGGTCACAAGCTTACGGGAAGAGCCTTTTCGATGGCGTCCCATGCGCGCTCCTGTAGTCGCCTCACCTGACTGTCTTTGTCGCTTCCAGACAACGCACCGGGAAAGTGCGCCTCGAACATATCGATAACTTCAGATCGTGTTCGACTGAGATTCCGTATTCTTCGCTCTTGTCGATCAGAGATTTGACCGTCGACTTTGAGCCTGTCTTCGCTTCCTCTGTGAGTGATGAGCCAAGTGACGATGTAAAGACAGAGGCGTTCGTCAAGCTTCGACTCCCGAATGTCCCAGCCAAAGTGATTGCATGCCGCCTTTGCTGCGAAAGTCAACTTGTCGTCGGGGCGAACTTGAGACACGCCCTTTAGGATCTCAATTGCGGGATCGTCAATTGGAACTTCAGCATCCGTGGAATCTTCGTCGATACGGTCGGTTTGCTCTTGCTCAGGTGTTGCAACGACCGCGTCAACGCGAGGAAGACTATGGTCTTGAATTCCAACCACACCGATGCGACCCTGCTCTCGAAACATGCTCTCGCTTTCGTGTGATGCAGGTCGAGGGACATAATCCAACAGCCTAAGAACAACCCCTGTTCTGGGTTCGCCTACGTCGCAGCAGGCAACATCGGGGACGATCGAGGCAATGAAGGCCCTATCGACGGCAAATACGAGTCTCTCCAGTTCATCACTTACCGATCTTTCGTCGTCGAGTTTCAAAAGGTGCAACGAGTTGAACAGGTGAGCCAAGGATCGCCCGGTGGAGGCAAGCTGCAGTCGGGTCGGCATCGATGCGTAGAGCGTCGCGAGCACGTTGTCTGTATGCTGCCGAAGTAAATCTTCGATCTTACACAGCCGGGTCATCAAATCGATGGCCGCTTGTCGCTTCGCCAGGTCTTGGAATGGCTCGACACCACCTATGCTGGCTTCCGCGTCAAATGGATGCGGTGCCCGCATCAGGGCTAATTCTCGCAGTCGCCTAACATCCCCATTTCGAATGGCTTGAGAAGCCTCGGTGAACATGCCACCGTCCTTTCGTGGCGTCCTAAGTGAAGAAAAAACGCGGCAAGCCGGTAGGACTCTCCGGCGGTTCGAGCCGTCGCTCTAGCCGCTGATGTCAATCTTACCGGTCTCGCATGGTGGTGCGAGAGGGTAACTTGCGTCTTCCGGTGTTAAGGATGGCCGACATCGCCGTCCGTGACACGTCGGTTGGCTTCGCTCCTTGGATAACGATGGCGGACCACATCCGTGACGCGGTGGCATTTGATCGACGATCCATTCAGAACTACGTTGAAGAATCAAGCCTCGGACGAAGAGTGCGTTTTTTCGTGTTCACGTTCGAGACGATCTTCGATCTTGCTCGCCTCAACACTCCACCAACACTCCACGCGTAGGCGATCCTGCCCCCGATTGCCCGACATCAAGAATCGACGCGACCAATGAAAAAGCAGCATTTGCGTAGAGCAGCGTCGGGGAGTGTAGAGCACCGGCCGGATTGCAAATCCGTTATTCGCCGGTTCGAATCCGGCCGGCGCCTCTCTGTAACTCCAATCCCGGTAACGGGAAACGACGAGCAGCAACAAAACGGCGAAGAGGGCAGGGGACCGCTAGTTGCACAGCAAGTGCGTCATCCCGATGATTTGCCCTGTCCATCTGTGGCAACTTCGGGCTCTGCACCCG